TGCAGGGATTGGATTATGGTTTGCTTTAAAGAAGATACAGGGGTCTGTTAATGGCTAATGAACCCTATAAAGATAAATCTTTTCTTTATGAAATGTATGTTCAGAGAAGAATGAACCTTACCGATATCTGCAAGCATTTGAAAGAAAGTTATAATATTGAGGTTACTCCTCAGGCTATTTATAACTGGGTAAAGAAATACGATTTGCTTAAGTTTAGAGGAAAAGGAAGAAGTCTCACAACAGCTGGTCCTAAAAGAGAAAAGTCGGCGGCTCAAGTTGATGCTGAGAAGCGTAAAAGAGAATTGCGTAAGAGAAGTGAATTGCAAAGAAAAAGGATGGGAAGATGAGAAGAAGTGTAACAGCAAAAGACATTTATACATTTGCAAAGCTTGATATGGTGTATAACCAAGTAAGAGTTATTGAAGCCAAGCAAAATGAAACAAAATACAAGTGCCTCGGCTCTGGCGAGTGTTGCCATATCGGACTTGTTATTCATATGACAGAGTGTGCAAATATTGCTTTTAAATTAAGACAGCAATACTATCTTTACTGGGAAGACAAGGGTAAGACTTTTGCTGATGAGTGGATTGATGGCGTAGTTGAAGATTTGAAGAAAGCAATGTATGATGAAACCTGGCAGCCTGGCGGTGAGTCAAAGCAATTCTGTGCTTTCTACAAAGGTGGATGTACCATCTATGGTTACAGACCAATGGTGTGCAGAACATTTGGCACTATTTCCACAGTAGATGACTATTGCCCAAGAATTAGAAATGCTAACGGCTCAATTGATTATTTCACTGGTGACACTGTAAGAAAGGTAATTATGCAGTTCCAGGATTTGCTCAAAGAGTATACAAATGGAAAAGATCTAGGCTACAACATGACTGTTTATATGCCATTAGGCGTTCTTAGCTTCATGCTTGAGCCAGAAGAATTGATTGAACTAGAAAAGACAACTGATTCCAAATTCTGGAAGGGCGTTGAAGGCTGGTTTAATTACAGAGTTCAGTTTACAAAAGAGCATGGTTATGACTATGACACTCTCAAGAAAGAAGCTGACGCTGTTAAGGTAGAGCTAAGATTCCCTCAACACGATCCAGTTGAATAATGATTGTATGGTCAGATAATCAAGCTGCATCGGTAAGTGTTGGCTATGGCTATGTTCCAGATAACCTGTACGGTCAAATCTCAAAGAGCGATTTGCCAATAAGAAAGAATAACTCTACTGCTCCGTCAGAAATTCAGACCTTACTTGATGGTTTCTCATTTGGTTATATGACAACCAGAAAGTCTTATGATGAAATCGTCATCAATCACTCAATGCCAGAATTTTTTATAGAATCAAGCATATACTCAATTGGGCTTACATACTGGGAAACAAATAAGCTACCAGATTCATGGGTTGTTGATTGCAATAGAATGGATGAGGTTTGGACTACATCTCGTTTTATGCGTGATGTATTCATAAATTCTGGAGTGACTGTTCCAGTATATGCTTTTAACCTCGGTGTTAATCCAGACATATTCTTCCCAGTAAAGCGACATCCACATACTCCATTTACATTCTTAAGCATTGGCTCTCCTTCAACCAGAAAGAACTCTCAGACAGCTGTAGACGCTTTTATAAAGGTGTTTGGCGGTAAGGAAGGGTATCGCTTGATATATAAATCAAACGGTCCTCCAGATGCCAGGAGTATCAGTAATGGTATGAAGGATCGGTTATCTCATCCACAAATAGAAATAATTGACTGGGAAGTTAGCACTGAGGAGCTAGGTCGCATTTATGATTGCGCTGACTGCCTATTGTACCCAACCAGTGGTGAAGGGTGGGGTTTGATTCCATTTCAATCTATAGCAAAAGGTATTCCAACCATTTGCACTAACGCAACAGCGTGTGAAGAGTTTGCGGATATGTCTATTCCTCTTGATTATGAGTGGAGTAATGAAAAGATGAGTGGTATATACGAAGGCGCTGGATTATGGGCAAAGCCAAATTTTGATGATTTATGTGATAAAATGTTATATGTTGTAAACAACTATGAAGAAGTGTCTAATAAGACATTTGCTTCTGCCCAGTATATTCATGAGAATATGACTTGGGAAAAAGTTTCAAAGGACTATGTAGATAGATTATGGCAGATATTGAAGTATTCAAAGGAGAAACTCTCCTAGACGAGTTAAAGAAAGTTGAAGAAGTTGGTTTGCTCTATGTAAAGGGCTATACTTATTCTGAAATAGCAACTCTTCTTTCATTGCCTATTGATAAAACAAAAAATCATGTAAAAGAGTACAAGAAGATTCTTAATCGCCAGGCTGAGGATGATCCATATTTTCTTGAGAAGCTGCAATTTAATACAATTAAAGCGCTGCAAGAGTTTGATCAATTAAGCAAAGAAGCTTGGGAAACAGTTAATATTGCAACCGATCATGGAATGATTCCTGCAAGAATTCAAGCAATTAAACTTGCGGGTGAATTAGCTACTAAAAAAGCACAACTGCATAAACTATTAACTGGCAATACGACTGACAACCAGTACATTGCAAGAATGCAGAAGGCAGAGAATGTGAATCAAATTCTATCCAAAGTGCTGCGTGATGTCATTGGTCTACATCCAGAAATTGCAAATGAGGTTCGTAAAGAATTAGAAATCGCATTTGAAATTATGAATGCGGATGCATAGTGATGACCGATACCCCTACCATAAAGGTTTATACAATGAGACCCCTTTTGACCCCTCATAAAGGTTTTAAAAACTCAGATCAACCAATATCTCAAGGTGGTGATCAATCATGAGCGAATTCATGGGGATGAATCTTGAGCTAAAAGACTTTGATCGTCTTTTGCGCCAAGATGATCTTATAGAAACTCCTGTTGATATTCAAACATTTGTACAAGATAAAGAATATTTAGGTTTACCTCCGCTTTCTGATATTCAATTGGAAATCGTAAGACATTCTACACAAATTTTTAAAGAGCGTACATTGATTGCGATTTATGGAGAAGAAGAAGGAAAGAGATGGTATAAAGAATATACAGATAATGAAGTTATTTGTATGCTCGGTAAAGGTTCTGGAAAAGACCATTGTGCAAGAATATCTATGGCGTATACAGTATATCTAATTCATTGCCTTAGGGATCCATTAATTTATTACGGTAAGGCTCATGGTGTTTATATAGACTTGCTTAACCTTGCTGTTAACGCTCAACAAGCACAAAGAGTATTCTTTGAACCATTTAAAAACTTATTGTTAAGATCTCCTTATTTTAACAGAGTTGGATTTGAACCAAGAGTATCAGAAATATTTTTCTTTTCACGCCCTGTTAGATGTTTTTCTGGTCACTCTGAATCTGAAGGTTGGGAAGGTTATGAAGTAATGACAATCATTTTGGATGAAATTGCAGCTTTTAAAACTGATGCGGAATTGCGTGGAGAAACGAGATCAAAAGGATCTGCGTCTGCAATTTATAATATGTCTAAGCTTTCTATCATGTCTCGTTTCCCAGAAATAGGTAAAGTAATTCTTTTGTCTTTCCCTCGTTATAAAGGTGACTTTATTCAACAGAGATATATTAATTCTAGAGAAAAGAAAGAACCAAAAACTTGGTCAATTAAAGCTGCAACATGGGAAGTTAATCCTACGATTAAGCGTGAGCAATTAGAATCGGAATATGTTAGAAATCCTGTTGAAGCTAGAAGTCGTTTTGAATGTGAACCTCCAAACATGGAAGATGCTTACTTTAGAGATCCAGATCTGGTAAGGAAAGCGTTTATGTATGGTGAAGACCCAATTGATGAGAATGGTAATTTTAAAAATTGGTTTAATAATACTGATGGTCAAGTTAGATTTATTCATATTGACTTGGCATTAAAGCGAGATAGAGCTGCGCTTAGTATGGTGCATTGTACTGGATTAAAAGAGGTTAAAACATTAAATGGTGTTGAACAATTGCCAGTAGTTAATGTTGATCTTGTTTATTCATGGGAAGCTTCTGTTAACAAAGAAATTAACTTTGCTTCAATTAGACAAATGATTATTGATTTGTGTAGGAAATTTGATGTAGCAAAAGTTACATTTGACCGCTGGCAATCAATTGAAATGATTCAAAGCTTGAGATCTCAAGGTATCAATGCTGATTTCCATTCCGTAAAGAAAACGGATTATGATACCTTAATGACTGCCATTTACGATACGAGATTGCGTGGTTATTGGAATGAGCTATTAGTTGAGGAAGAACTATTAAAGCTTAAATTATTTGGAAATAATAAAATTGATCACCCAAACTCTGGATCAAAAGACTTAGCTGATGCTGTTACTGGTGCAACATTTGTTTGTATTGAAAATATGGCAATTGATGCGGAAGTGGAAATAGAAATCCTCGCTCCAGATAAATATTATGAAGACAATGAGGATATGCCTGAATTTGGGACTGTAAGAGTGTATAATGATAATCTTGGGCAATTCGTTCCAGGATATGGTGAAACAAAGGTGGATGCAGAACAATGGTTGGAAAATCTCTAGAAAATCTAAAGGTTACTCATGAAGAAGTTATTAACACTATGGCAATGCAAATGGCTGCCATAAACATGGAGCTTACTGTCGTAAAACTTGAAAATCAAAAGTTAAAAGAATTTTTGAGTGATTATCTTAACTCCTCACCTGTTAATGACAAAGATTTAAATAAGAAATAAAAAAAATTATATATTTCTACCCTGAGAACAGGTTTTTGTATCATGTAGCTGATATCGTTACAAACGAAACAAGGGCGGGTAAATCGCCAGTCCTTACACTACAAATCATAAATAGGAGAAATAATATGTCAACATTCATGGTAAACAAAGTAGATAAGCTTCCTGAAATTTCACGAGCAGGTCGTAAGTCTGAAGAATTGAATATGATTATTGATGCGCTTAAGCAGTCGGTAAACAACAATGCAGTATTTAATATTGTTGGTATTAAGCCTGGCAATGCTTACAATTCAATGCAACAGAGAATTCGTGCTCAGGCTAAGAAGTTGGGTTACAAAATTGTTATCCGCTTTGATTCGGTTAATGAAACACTATTCTTTCAAGCAACTGGTGTGACAACTGAAAAGATCACTGGTATTAGTGCAGATAAACTTTCTGCAAATACAAGTGAAGTTACTGGCGTGAAGTCAAAGACAAAAGTATCTAAATAAACATTTAAAAAAATGTTGCATAAAGTCCCCCGCATAAACTGCGGGGGACTTTTTTTTATGTCATAATTGATGCATGACATTAGAAATTGAACAACAGAATATTGAAGTTGATAGAGAAGATATTGATTCGTGGTGTCCAATGTTTGGGCTTCCATGTTATGATAGGTCATTGACTGAACCTTTCTTTATGTCTTTCATGAAGACCGTAATGTACCTAAAAGAAATCAATTGCAAATTTGCAGTGAGTACGATTACTGATTCGCTTATCAATAGAGCTAGAAATAACCTTGTTGCTAAGTTTATGGCTAATCCACAGTTTACTCATTTGATTTTTCTTGATGTTGATCTTGCGTTTAGACCTGAAGATATCGTAAAGCTTCTTTGGCATGATAAAGAAATCATTACTGGATCTTATCCGATTAAGGATATCAACTGGGATAAAGTTGTAGAACATGTTGACAAAGGTGTTCCTGCAAAAGAATTGGCAAAGAAATCAACAAGGTTTGTGGTAAATCCTGTTCGTGCTGGAAATAATACAATTGAAACAGATAATGGTGCAATTTCTGTTCATGATGCTGGTACTGGCTTTATGTGCATTAAGAGATCGGTTATTGAAAAGCTTATTGAGGCATACCCTGAATTAAAGTTTAATGATGATACAGGTTCAATGAATGATGAAGAAAAGAACTGGACATATGCTTTCTTTAATTCTTATGTAGATGATGATGGTAGATTTGTATCTGAAGATTATGGATTCTGTAGGTATTGGCAAAAGCTTGAAGGTAAAGTTTGGGTTGATCCAGCAATTGAGATTCAGCATTTAGGTAGATTTAACTATGAAGGAAATATGATGGATTACCTAATCTCTATTTCCCAAAAACCAGTTGAAATTCAGGAATAACATAAAGACCATAACTGGTTAAAAAACATATACTAAAAATTGATAAAATATTGGCTAAAAGATGCTTGGTGATTCATTAGGTAATCTTTTAGTCAATTTTTTATTTCACGATAGACGCTTAGTAATATTACACTTGTAACATTACACCTGTAATATTACAGCCTCACCCTGCGATCTAAAATTTTAGATAAAAAATTAGATCATTCGTGACAGCTTTTCTCACCTATTCTCTGACCAATAAAAAAATCTCATTTATCTTTTCTCTCAGGTTTTTTCTTGCTAATTTAGCCGATAGCATTATTACTCAATGCGTGAACTATATGTCAAGACAAATAATATTTATATTCATATTACTAAAGTTGATGATATCTCTGCGCATTTGTACAAGATAAAAAATCAGATAAAGAATAGGATTTTATTATGAGTAATTCTACTTTTGGTTCATTGGTTGGACATATTGTTCAAGATAAAAATAAATGTTACGGTAAGGTAACGGAAATTCGTGAAGTTGTGATAGATAATAATAATGTATTTATTGCGTTATTAGATACAGGTAAGGCTATCAAATTGTCTATTCTTGCAAAAATGTTTGCGCAAAGTAGTTTGTATTTGCGTAGGCGTGGTGATGAGTTTATTGTTTACGCTTATAGTAAAGATGCTCATGTATCTAAAGCTAAATTTGGTCCTCAGCGCAAGCGTATTGTTTCGCCTTGTGTTACGGGTAATATAAACAATACAGCAACTATTGGTGATGAGACAATAAATATCACTTCGCATATTAGTTCA